CCATGTCTTCTTGGGAGATACGTTGGTCTGTTGTTAAATCAAGATCAACAGTTGGGCTTACTTCACTAATACTTGGCCCAGATAAATTAGATCTCTGCTCTGCTCTTGCCAAAGCATCCCCACCAAACGTATCAAATTCAGGACTCATTGCGTCTATCAACGCTTGCTGCTGATTAATTGCTGTCTGAGTTGAGTCTGTAAGTGTAGCTGGTCTCTCTCCACCCATGCCAAGACTAGGCGGTACTGCTGGGCGGGTGTCTGTAACCTCCATTGAAGTAGGGCTAAACGGTCTAGCTGAACTCAACGTGGAATCAAGAGTTGGGCGCTCTGGAGCAGCTTCCTGCAAAGCCTGTGAGCCTAAAGGCGTGTCGCTATCTTGTCTTTCTGGACCTATGTTTGCTTGCTGCCTAATAACCCCTAACGCTCTAGGGTCTGTAACAGCTTCTCTGCTTCCATCAGGGTTTTCAACATAAACTTCTCCATCTGGAAATGCATAGAACCTAGCATTACCCACCTTAACAAGCTTACCACCCTCGCGCAGCTTCATAATGCCACCCTCAGCCATACGCTGTGGTGCCCGTGTGGGTGTCGCTGGCATCATCTCATTCATGCCAGTGTTTTGTGCAATAGAACTTTTTGGAGCCATAGCTTTGGCAGCATCAGCAATACCACCTTGTGGCATACCCGCAGCCATCACTACCTCTTCAGCTACAGTGGGCATATCTTGTGCCTCTCTGCGCTTGAAGTCATTACGCATACGCTGACGCCGCTTTAACTCCGCAGTGATAAACACAGGGGGTGCCATCCCTGTGGGCATTTGCATTTCTCTTACTAGAGCTTGATCTGGTAAGTCTTTAAGGGCTTCAGTTTGCTCTAGTATGTTCATCTTTCTTCCAATCCTCTATACAGGCCCAATCCAGATATACCTGCCCCCAAGGCTTGCTGTATTGGATTATATGCTTGATAGGTAGCCGTGCTGATATCAGGCTGTATAGGCATACCGCTAAGTAAACCAGCAAACCTTTCATACTGACGCATTGGATAGTCCTGCTGACGCAAGAAGTCCTGATATGCAAGGTCAAGTCTTGCCTGATCCTCGCCTCTAATGTCACGACCAATGGTCTCAAGCAACTGGGCACCCTGTATGTCTGCTGCCCTTGCTCTCTCACCATAGTCTACAAGCCCTCTACCAGCCCCTAGAGCGGCCTGATACGCAGCTAGGCCCTGACCCGCACCAAACTGTCTTGACGCTTCTCTAGCAGACTGCACCCGCGCTCTCTCAGAGGCCTCTGCTGCCTGTATCCTAGCAGCCTCGTCAAGGCTTATACCCTGAACGCGAGCAAGCTCCGCAGCTTCAGACGCTTGAACCCTTGCGGCCTCATCCAAACTAATGCCCTGTGTGCGAGCAAGCTCTGCTGCCCGTGCATTTTGAACCCTTGCATCTTCTGCAACATCAATACCTTGCACACGCGCTCTTTCAGCAGCTTCTGAAGACTGTATTCTAGCTGCTTCATCCAAGCTAATCCCTTGAGTTCTGGCGAGTTCAGCCGCCTCTGACCTCTGGACCCTAGCCGCTTCGTCAAGACTAATGCCTTGGGTCCGTGCAAGTTCAGACGCTCTAGCGTTCTGTACTCTGCCAGCCTCACCAGCACGACCAGCTTCCATTCTGCCGATCTCACTAATATTCAAGCCTTGAGTTCTACCAAGTTCCGCTGCACGGCGAGCATCAACTTCCATCTGTGCTGCTCTGTCAGATTCAAACGCCTTCATTGCCTGTTGGAACGCGGCCTGACTTCCAGCCGCTTGGATATCACCAAGTTGCTCTTGCAAGCCCTCTTCTGCCATGCCTTGCTGTACGGCCTGACGCGATCCACCAAATGCGCCAGCACTTATTGCCCCCGCATCTCGCGCTGCTTGGCTTCTGCCAAAGTCTTCACGGGCCTCACGCTTCTGAACGTCCACCACATTCTGCATGTATGGGTCCATATACTGCTGGACTTCAGCCCCAGTAAACTGACGGGCTGGATCAAAGTCATATTGGTCAGCAGTCTGAGCGGAGAACTTAGCTTCTTGGAAATCTGCGAATGGGTCAGCACTGCCAGCCCTAAACCCAGCGTATGGATCTGCTCTACCAGCCTGAAAACCTGTGTACTTAGTGCCTCTACCCGCTCTAAAATCAGCGAATGGATCTGCGGAACCTGCGCGGAAGCCAGCATATGGATCAGCGCTGCCCGCTTGGAACCCTGTATATTCGTCAAATGCACCTGTATTGTAGTTAGCTAACCCCTCAAGGCCCGCAATCCCTCTGCGCTGTAGGGCAACTGCCTCATCAAGACCCCCAATAGGTGTTTCAGCAATGCCACGAACCATAGCACGGGATGTATTGATATCACCGTAATCCTCAGATCCTGCCATACGCTCACCACCATACGGCACATATGTAGATTCACCCGCAAGATCCCCATAAGCAGGATCATCAGGATAAAATGGTTGTGTAGCTTCCTCAGATCCCTTCAGAAGCCTTTGAAAGTACGGGTCTGCGTAATCTGGCAGACTTACTGTTCTTGTGGTGCCGCCAGACTGTACCTGCTGTGATCCCTTGCCCATCCTATAACTCCATGCGGTATGCTATATACTCTGAATAAAAGCCGTTCCCCCGTAAAGCTCTTTCCCAACCTTTTCTGCCGTAACCTTCAAGATGTTGGCAGTCATTTTCTTTTGCGAACCGACCTATTGTTTCAATAACAGTGTCTTTCCACTTGTGTAGTTTAGTGCCACCAACAAAATCAAGAACCATAGCCTTCCTTCTAGGGTATGTTGCTATCCTTGTTGTTATCGCAGCGACCATATTATCCTCTTCATCAAGAACTACCCAAAGAACGTATATGTCTCTAAGGATTCCATCTAAAACATCTAAGATGTTTATCTTCCCCCTAGATGTATCCTCAACGCTCTTTCTCAGTAACTCTTCAACATCCTTCCAAACATGCTTTACAGCCTCTTTAGGAACTGTGCTAACTCTCAACCCCCACCATCTCCCTTATTTTCTCTGGAGCTTTCTCTTCAGACTGATTGATGATGTCTAAGAAATCACTGCCAAACTCGTCTTGGATAGCCTTGGTTGTAGGCTGTCTCATGACGAACTCCCCCTCAGTGAGAAGAACATCTTGCTCACCGTCCATTGTGGCAGGGATCATGTCATCTTCACCAGACCCATCACCCATGCCCTCAACCATTCCCTTGTCACCATTAGCAAAGCGTTCAATGGTATCATCTAATGCACCTGACTGTACTTTCTCAACCAGATCTCTTAGTGCTTCCTCGCCGTACTCACTAAGGAATATGCCAAGTGCAACCTCTGGTGTGTCAGACAATCCTTTGATTGCCTTAACTGCCTCAACGATCACATCCTTTTCGTTCATATCTTCTTGTGCTTCTACCTCACCACCCTCTGCAAATCCTTGTAGAGTTGCTGGCATAACACCCTGAGGGTCTACAAGTGAGAACGGATTTTCATCAATGCGATTAAGGTTAGGCATCATATCAAACCCGTTGTTTGAGTCAGGCCGCATTGGTCTAGCAAAAGGATCTATGGGCTTTGATTCAAAGAGGGTGTCATATAATGGCAGTTGGGCTGGGCCAGAAGGCTGTATAGCGTCGCTCAAAAACTGCTGCTGTTGGAATACATTTGGGCCAAATCTATTCTTAGCCATCGTCTCAACTTCTTGAATAAATGGCTTAACCTTTTCGCCAGTAGTTGAGTTAATGCCCTGTGTAAGCGCATTAGCTAATGGATTAAACGCTGGATGCCCATACTGATTTTGTGGGAAAAGCTGACTAGCATGACCAATACTCAATATCCCACCACTACCCAACATCCCACCGCCACGCATCTTCTTTACCTCACCACCTTCAGCAAACATATTGCCAAACATGCCAGCAGGGGGTCTGTAATTATTTACATAATTAGAAAAGGGAAGATTCTCTTCAACTTCAGGCTGTGCCACAGGTGGGCTGTAACTGATCATAGTTTCTTCAGCCGTGCTGTCTGGATTTTTCTTGGGCTGATAAGATCTAATGCGCGGCATAGGCGGTGGAATGTCGTAAGTTTTTTTCTCTGGCATCTTCATAGTGGGTGGATTCAGTGAGCTTCCAACCAATGCGGCAGTGCCCACACCGGGAAGTGTCGCGCCAGCCAAACTACCCTGCAATCCTTTACTGGTAACTCCTTTTAAGAAAGCGTTCTTGCCGCCCTCCTTCATGGCAGCATCAATGGCGGCTTTAGTTGCCCCACTGGTAGTGTCTCCGATTGCACCAGACAAAGCCGCGTTGCCGCCGCCCGTTAAAGCACCCATAGCTTTGCCACTCAGTCCAGCTATCAATCCAGTTTGAATACCCTTACCCACATCACCTGTCTCAAGGAATGATCCTAGACCTGCACCTATACCTGCTAGTGTGGGTGCGCCAAAAGCAGCTAACCCAGCGGCGGCAGTTCCAGCAAGCATACCAGAGCCAGCTAAAGCAGGTAATCCAAATCCTAAGAGTAAGGGTAGAGCCATCTGTTTACCTCAAAGTTTTGTAGATGATAACATCTACATCGTAAAAGTTCAATTGAACTAATCTATCAGTTCAAAGTGCGGTCCATCAATGAAGGGCCTGCGTCCTTGGCTCCTTCTTAAATCTATATAGGCATTCATTGCCTCTTCCATTGTACCTTCCCATTTACGGATATCCATTGGATACGGCATGTCAGGTGTTCCCCAAGCAGCGCCCCAACAAACAGGAACTCCCAGTTGTGTTGCAGCCTCTTTGATTGCATCTGCAAGATCATCATAGACAGACAGTTCCCAACTCGCCCTGCCATTTATGTATGCCATGATATCGAAAGCCTTACCCTCAAGATGCTTAGATTTCATGGTCTGACTGGCACCCTTGTCAACAAGTTCTTTCTGCTGTTCAAGAGTTCTCATGCCCTGCACCACACCAAAGTCTGTCTTGGTCATGGTTATCGCCATCTTGACTACGGCCTGTAGCCGATCATCAATTCCCTCAAGACGATCAAGGCTACGCCTGCTTAACTTAAAAGACATTACTTTTTCCCTATAAATTTATTAAGACCACGCAAACCAAACGATGCTGAGATAGCAATCAAAAGGGCATGCATATACCAGTCGGGCGCTTGTTGTAGCTGTTGAAAGCCATGATGAACAACGCCTTCCATGCCCGGTATGAAACAAAGCACCATTGGAACCGACAGGACAATTACGAAAAATTCGTCCTTCCAAGACCCGCCTGAGTTCTCTGCCATAATGCGCTCCCAGTCGGCAACGCTTGTCTCTTTTGACAAAAGTATCTGGGCTTTCGCCTTCGCCTCAGTCAGCTTTAGCTCCGCAGCGGCAGCGTTCTTATCAGCCTTACCCTGCAACCATGATCCAGCAAGGTTTGCTATCGGCCCTAGTGCAGCGGTAAAAATACTCATACGCCCTGACCCTGTACCATTGCACGACCGCGCTCGAACTCATCGTTCATCATCTGCCTGCCGCCTAACCTGTAGTAGTTTTCCGCAGCGTAACGCATCGCAGGGCTAATGTTAGATCTGTCTGATAGGCCCATAATACCTCTCAGTTGCGGTGGCATCTGGGGCGCTGGCAGCATTGGCATCTGTAAAGGTGGTGGGGCTGGTGGCGTAGGTTGAGCGCCCCCCGCTGGTGGAAGAATGCCGCCGCCTTGCTCTTGCTGCATACGCATACGGTTACGCAAGAACGCATTGTTTGGGTCAAAGTCTGTTGAATTAGGCGCATTGGGGTCTGTAATGGTAGGCGCTGGGCCTCTATCACCAGAACTAACAGACATTTGCCCGTCTGCCCCAGTAGTAAATCCATATTGCTGACCATCGGCATACTGCTGTTGGGTTAGCCCCGTGCCCATGAAGTCTTGATCTGCTCTTGATTTAGCAAACGCGGTCCTCTTATTGTAAGCGTCAATCATCTCTTGAGTTACGCGGTCATCACCTTCTCCAAAAGGCTCTAATGGCTGTCCAAAAGACAAAAGATTTCTATAGCCTATCCTACGATCAAGATTTGCATCTCTGAAGAAATCAGGCTTTGGTCCATAGCTTGCTAGTGTTGTGGGCGCTGGCAAAGGTGTATACGAAGCACCGCCAAGCTCATCTGAGGGTGACGAAAAACTTCCAGATCCAATTCCTTTTTCATCTCTATACCTGTCAGCCGCTGCACTGCCTTGGTTTTTCTCTATAGTATTGGCAGTTCTCTCATCATAGCCAGAAGGCTTGCTATCAGAAATACCAAGGCCGTATGAGATATCATCAAAAATACCCATTACTTAGACCCCGCTTCTTTGCTCATCCAGATGCCAAAGCAACCTGTGAGTGCGCCCATGCAGACAGATACCAGACCTGCCGACTGTGTTGTGTGTGCCTCTGGTGGCAAGCTCATAAACCAATGCACTGCCTGATAAGTCAACACCGTGACAACAAACATCATCAGGCGAGGAAACACCTTCCAGTCATCTATAATATTCTTAGCCATGTCAGTCTCCTACGTCGATACCGCTGCCCGTGTATCAACACGCAGCCAATTAGATCCATCACCAAACGCAACAACAGGGCTACCTGCTGCCCCATCAGAAACGTATATCAATGTGCCAGTCTCAACGGTTGGTAATGTTGATACTGTATATGTGGGCAGTGGCATACCCACAGTATTGTTTGCTGCCGTAGCAGACTTGAGCCTAAGTACCGTATTGCTTTCGTATACAGTGCCAACCTCGTCTGACGCCTGTGCAGATGCTGGGATCTCAATGAGTATAGGCTTTGCTATAGCAGGGTTTGTAATCTGAGTTGCAAACACAGAGAACGAACGAACCACCTCTGCCATATACTGTTGTGTATACTGGGGTGGTGGTACAGGAAAGAATGGTACTGGAGCTATGGACATTATCTTCTCCCGTCAGATCTTATATCAACGCGAGGAATACCCAACCGCCACAATACATCTGCATCTGTTGACTGGATCTTGAATGTAAAGCTGCGGCCTCGCAGTCTGGTCTGATATTGGCTCGTATACTGATCAACAGGCACATTAGATGTCTTTGTAATAGTATCAGTATTGGTTGTTTGGACGGCCTGACCGGGCGCGTTCTTTGCACTCAAGATAAAATCTACCGTGGTATTATCTACATTGGTCTCTCTGAAGTTTAGATCAGGAATTACTCTGGTGACAAAAGAGAATTGATTGCCATCAGAAACTCCAAGATCGCCCGACTCAATAAAGGATGTCATGGCAACGCCATCTGCCTTTGCGCCTACTTCATGGTTAAATAAATAGTTGTCTGTACCTGTGCCCACAGGAAGCGAGGATATACCACGATCAAGCCATGCTGTACGGTCCAAAGTGCCTATGTACCAAATGCCTTCTTGATAATTGTAAACTACATACTTGTCATTCTCATCAGAACTTGCAGAGGGGTAGAACCACCACACTTCAGAGAACGATATATTTGATCCTGCAATAACCTTGTCCGATTGTGCGGAGTTAAAGTCGTTAAACACATGATCACGAACCGTACAAGGCAGACGCTGTACCGCACCGTTGTAAGTGTAAAACTCCGCTGCGCCCATCCAGTATACTGCATCATCTACTGCGACCGCCGCCTTTGGTGCAGCAATACTTATGTTGCTAGAGATAAGGTTGATACCAAACGTAAACGGTGGTCCGATAAACTGCATTGCGTAGATGGCAACGTCCGTAAATACTAGGATTTGCTGCCTTGTTTCTACTGCTTGTACGATCTTTGAACCAGAATCAATTCGCAGATCACCCGCTGTATTCGTAGTAGTAGGATACCAATCAATAGGATTCTCTTGGCTTGAGAACCTAATCAGCATAGGATCTTGCTCTCCATCGCCCTTCGCTGTCGATGAGCTTGCACCCAAACCGTCAGCGCCAAAAGCAATAACGTGCCTGTCACGATCTGATAAAAGTATTTGCGCCGCCTTCTGGGGCACAGATGTTGGCGTTCCTGTCAACGTAGAAAGCTCTATGCCTCTTGTGGTCACATCGTTTGTTTTGTCCCAATAGAACACCTGACCGTTACGTTCATTGAAGATAAGGTCTTCGCCAAAGTTATCGTGAGACCAGACCCGCAGGTTTGTTTCCGCAGTCTGTGTACCCGTGGCGGGGGCCTCACCCCAACCGTTAAAGTTGTCTGCACTATCGGTATTGCCCAAGGTAAGAAATATGTTTGCCCCATTGGAATGAGTGGCAGGGCTGCTTCCATTAGCACCGCGAGAAACTGTCAACGTGTCTGTGGCTACAGAAGATACCGTCATGAGTTCGCTGCCCACCAGAACAACGTCATTGGTTGCAAAGTTTGAGCCTTGCCCTGTGGCTACATCTACCCCTGTCTCAGAAGCATCCAGATCTTCTGCTATGGTGGTTTGGAATGCACTGTTGTTCGTACCACCCCAAAGTCCAGCACCCCAACCAGCGCCCTCAACAGAAGAGTTAAGACCTGTACCTATCTGGTAGGTTCCAACCACACTGCTGCCACCATTCCCTGTGTCGCTGCCATTAGCGTTTACAGCAGTAGCGTTCAGACCACCTGTAACTGTGATACTAGGGATAGTGCTAACAGTACGCGCAGATATTTTGTACTCGTTACCGTTTAAAACTTCTGTAATTTGGTACTCTTGGTTCAGTATCGCTGCCGTTATGTTACCACCTAACGAAACTGCTCCAGAGAAAGTCACAAAATCATTTACAACACAGCCGTGGTTCACATCCGTAACCGTGATCACAGGAGAGCCGTTTGTGGCAGCAAAAATAACATCGCCCGCAGATGTGGTTAATCTAATGGGTGTAATGTCGTTATATGCTGTACCTTGCTTAATGTAATACTTTTGCTCTGTTCCTACACCTAGAAACCTTTCGCCGTTAAGGGCGACCCATTCATGCAACCCACGGCACATCCCAATAAAAGCATTGCCTGAGTTCTTTTCCCAGCCGTTTAGCTTTTCTGGATACCCAAATCTAAAGCGCACCTTATCGCAGTCCACCCAACCATTCTCTTCAGAGTACGGGGTGATCTCTTTGTTTATGCCAGCTTTAAATCTAAGGTCTGTATAAGCCATTATCTAAGCTCTGCCCATGTAACCAACGACGCATTATTCGCAGATAACTCGTAATACTGATTATTGGGAATTATTGCACTAATAGAGGTTTGACCATTAACATCTTTTTGACCACCTAATTGTATTGAACTACTCATGTTCGAGTTTGAAGATACGTCCAAAATTATAGTGCTGCCGGTTGCTGGCTGACCTGTAACATTTACACATATAGGTCTACCTGTAGTATTTTGGTATGTCGCGTTATAACCCCTACTGGATGTCATGTTTTGCCACGTTTGATTAACGCCAAGACCTGCATTAGCATCTATAGCAGCCTTCACCTTAGCGGGGGAAACTATAGTTTCAGTTGTGCTTGTACCTGTTTCCCAAACAGACTCCGCTAAAGTTGTGTTTGCCGCCTTGCCGTTTATTTGGGTTTGTATGGCAGAGGTTACGCCATCCAAATACCCGACTTCTGTGCTAGTCACGGCAGATACTGCGACCTTCCCGCTTGCATTGGATATAACTGCCCTATTGGCTGTAAGGTTAGCGTCATCAATAGTTGTAGCGGCTCCCGTAATAGTTGCCTGTTTGCTATCTATTTGTGTTTGAATCGCAGATGTTACTCCATCTAAGTAACTAAGCTCTGTAGCAGTTATCGAAGAAGCCGCAACCTTTCCGCTTGCATCAGAATAAAGTGATCTCAGTGCGGTGAGGTTTGAGCTTGTAATGCTACTAGCTGCACCTGTGATAGTGGCTTGCTTACCGTCTATCTGAGTTTGCACAGCGGATGTGACACCATCCAAATACCCAAGCTCTGTGTCCGTGACCGCAGATACCGCAACTTTGCCACTAGCATTAGATATAACCGCACGACTTGCTGTAAGATTTGCATCATCAATGGTGGTTGCGGCTCCTGTAATAGTTGCCTGTTTGCCATCAATTTGTGTCTGGATGGCAGAGGTTACGCCATCGACATAATTAATCTCTGCTGTAGTCGCTGTTACACCATCCATAATGTTAAGCTCTGCCGTTGTAGCAGTGACCCCATCCATAATATTAAGTTCTGCCGTTGTGGCAGTAAGACCATCTAAGATATCGAGTTCAGTTGTCGTTACGCCTGATACTGCAACCTTTCCGCTCGCGTTAGATATAACCGCCCTACTGGCTGTAAGATCAGCGTCATCAATAGTTGTGGCTGCGCCTGTTATCGTTGCTTGCTTACCATCAAGCTGAGTCTGTATCGCAGATGTAACCCCATCCACGTAATTCAACTCCGCAGCCGTAGCGGTGATAGAAGTGCCCGCTATCTGTAGCGTTGTGGCGTTTACCTCGCCAGATGATCCGTAGATCACAGCCTTACTGTTAGCGATAGTGCCCGCCGCTGAACCGTCCAGCAAATTCAATTCCGCTCCAGATGTAGTAACGCTAGTAGCACCAACATTAAATGGGCTGGATAAGTCTGTTATGTTCTGCACCGCAGCGGTAAAGTCGGTTACTGCCGCACCAGATCCTGCACCATCTGCAAGAACGATAGCTCCTTTACCAACCTCAAGAGTAACATTTCCACCAGACCCCTGCGTTATAATCAACGCTTGGTTTGTCGAGTTCAGCAACATATACATTCTGGCTTTATCATTCTGTGACAAAGTTACAGTACATGTGCCACCGGGCGACCCCGTAAACTTTATAGCCTTATAATGCCCATCTTCCGCAGAAGAAGGTTGTGCGGACAGAGTTAGGGTATATGTCGTTGAGCTTAGGGCAATGGACTCAAAACCGTTTGCTGCACGATCTAATATTTGAAGGTTGACGTTAGTGCTAGAACCCCATGTTCCAGCCTCATCACCTGTGGTTATTAGTTTAACGCCATTTGCGTCTGTATATGTAGCCATCTGAGCGCCTATCTAAAAAGTTCAATTGCACTTAATATACTTTTTATTCCGTTTTTAAGCAACAAGCGTCCATTGTGGATCTTGTGCTGGTGTTACTGTAGCCCAATTTGGGTCTTGATCTGGTAGTATTAAACCGTAAACAGCCGCGCCCCCAATGAATACGGTTATTGAAACTCCCTCTACGGCTTCTCCTAACTTCATTGTGACATCCTGTCCAGCAACACTGAACTGCCCAACATCCAGTCTTTCTGTAAATACAGCACTTGCATCAAAGCCCGTTAGAGAGAATGAACCTGCATCTAAAGACACACCAAACGCAATGCCAAGTCCAACATCTTGTCCTGTAAGCGAGAATAAACCCGCATCAGCTACAAGGATTCTTTGAGCAGAAATACCTGCCGCTTGACCTGTAAGGGCAATAGAGCCCTGATCTAATGCAACGCTGCCCTCAAACCTTGTAGTAAGATCTTGCCCTGTAACTGCAAAGCTACCTACCTCAAGGTTGGCAGTCTTTTTAAAGTTTATTGCTTGCCCAGTGACAGCAAACGAACCATGATCTAGTGCTTCGCTTATTTTTCTGTTTGCCGTGAAACCTGTCAGTGCAAAGCTTCCCGCTTCTGCGTTCATAGATTTCTGGAAGTTTAAGTTTTGACCAGTTGTTACAAAGCCTCCTTGCGCCAAGTCTTCACCTAACGAAATTACTGTGCCTACCGCTTGTCCTGTAACCGCAAAGGAACCTCTATCAGGCTGCTCGCGCAATGCTATTGCAGTTCCCGTATCTTGACCCGTCAGTGCAAAGGAACCAAAGCCCAGAACTCTCGATACCTTGGTGTCCACATTCTGCATTGTAAGCGCAAAGGAACCCTGATCCAGTATGGCACTTACCTGCACACCAAAATCTATGGCCTGACCAGAGGCCGCAAAGCTGCCATGATCTGCGGTCAACCGCATAGCCTTTTGGAAGTTAGTGGTTTGCCCTGTTAAATTAAAACCACCTGTCTCAAAGATTTCACCCACAAGACCAAACGCGGCTTGGCCTGTTACAGCAAAGCTACCCTGATCTAAGATTGCACTTACATCTAGTACAGGAGAGAAGTCTTGACCTGTAAGAGCAAAGGATGCTGCTTCTGCACCATCGGAAAGTCCATAACCTAATTTAAGGTCTGCTGTTTGCCCTGTTGAAGAGAAGCTACCGTGATCTAGAACCCCATTAACGCCAACCCCAACATTTTGCCCCGTGACTGTAAAGCTGCCCGCTCCAAAGTCTTCATTCATAGCTATGTTTGGAGTAACGGTCTGACCAGAAACAGCGAAGCTACCTGTGCCAAAGCCATCACTGAGGGCTATATTAGTTCCAACCGCCTGACCTGTTAATGCAAAAGAACCGTGATCTAAGCTAACAATTGTAGATACACTACCTGAACCCGCTAACGGGGCACCTGCTATGGGGGCTTGTCCTAACATAGCAGAAGACTAACACTGTTTTTAGTTTGAGTCACCATCATATCGACAGGTCCACATGGTCAAGCTATACTTCTTTCCCCCACGCAAAGGCAGCACCTTATGTCCATGTGTTACCATAGACGGAAATAAAATGCACTGCCCAACTTTTACATCCTTGTTTGTAAACCCTTGTCTAGGAAAAACAAGCTCCGCACCAGAGTAATTATCGTTGAGCTTTACACTACCTGTGAACAAAGATGCGTCTGTGTGCAGCCCTAATTCTGTCTGTGTATCCATAGAATAACGCATGGTAAATGCATCCCGCAATCCAAGGTAAACTTCTGGGTTCCAATGCTTTTCGCATATCTTACTAAGTTTTTCTGCCCATTGTTCTGATATCTCGTCCCACAAGCCTAATTCTTTTAGACGTATTTCTTGCGCTGGAAACTTATCACCATTAAGCTCACCCCACCGACCAAGTCTCTCAGACGCTCGTATGTATCTTTGACACTGGCTCTCTGTCATAAGGTCCGTTACCAGTATCTCTGGCGCGACTTCTTCATACTCCAAGCCTTTCTGATACGTGGGAGATAATACCTCTGCCTCTTCTACATACCCAAATGTATCAGCAAGTTGTTTAAATCGTACCTTTGCGTCATCTCCACCATTCCCATGATAGATGCATGGGCAGCACATACCGTTGGATAGTTGACCGTTGACAACCTCAATATCGTCATCGCATTGAAAGATGTAGCCCTCATAATCTAGATTGGTAGAACCCGTTGCTTGCCAGTCAGATGACAGAAATCTTTTCTGCATCCATAGTTGGTCGTCAGAATCATTGGGCACTGCCTCACTAAAAAACTCCTTGAGAGACCCAACCTTACCAATGTACAGGCCACTGTTTAAATACTTATAAGGTGTTAATGATGTGGGAAAGTCAGGTATTAATTTAAAGTCAGGCCAGCATGTTTTTTCTGCTGCGAATATAATATCCGCACCCATGTCCTCATATCTCTCTAGGATAGTAGGCAGTGTATCGTTTATGATTACATCATACCCATCCACAAACATCACAACATCCCCATCATGCAGGTATTCAAGGTGGTTGCGTACAAGGTTAATCTTCTGACCGCCCCCCTGAGCTTCCATTGTGCCCCCCGCCCAAGTAACTTGGCGACCCAGATTTAAGTACGTTATCCCGTACTCTTTTGCAGACTGTTCTAAAGCCCACATTTTACTTTGATCTGTTCCAACTGTTAGTACATGTACCTGCATTGATTCCCCCTCAATCGTGCTTGGTCTAAATTCTCTGGGTATCTGCTTGACTACTTCTGGTGTAAAGAAAAAGTTCGATTGAACTTTTAGCTTGGCAGGCACCCATTCATCTACAGGGACAATAGCATCCTTGTAGCCTTCTATCAATCTCTTGGCGGTTTCTGGTCTAATAGCGTAAGCATGACAATTATACCAATAGCCAAGAGTATTAAGGCGGTATCCCAACCAAACGCTGTCATGCTCTTTTAGTAAAGTATCAACCGCGCTAGGATCAATACTCTCATAGACAGCATCCTCTTCAAGGATTATGCCATTGCGATTAGAGGCGGCTATCTTCTGCCAAACCCTGAGATGGCTAACCGCGCAACCAAACTCAGTAACCAACAGGGGCCTGTCAAGTATTGGATCACGCCACTGCGCGTTTCTAATGCAGCCCGTTTCTTTCTCTACGGCATTCCAGTCTTTTCCCCGTGCATCATACGCAGATCCATGCAGAGAAATTTGATAGACTATTGCCACCTTGGACCTTCAAACCACGCAACAAGGCTTTTCCTTGTACCGCTTTTGATAGGTAGAACTCTATGCTGCAAATAGCTTGGGAACACTAATACTGTGCCCTTGACGCGGGATGAGGCGTCTGGCGTTTGACATTCCGCGAACTCAAAGCCCCCGCCTTCATATTCGCTTGGATCTGAAAGCTGTACCGTAACGCTTAACTTTCTATCCCGCACCTCGTTGCCATCCCAGTTTACATCTATATGCCAATCGTAATGACCACCCTTGTTAGCATGATACTCTGTAAATTGAATGTCGCAAATATTTGCTACTTGGCAATGAAAAACGTTTTCGTTTGCCGCCTTAACATATTTCCAAAGAATGTCTTGAACCGCTTCATTACCACTCAACCATGCAACTTCACTTGATCTTACGCTTGTATCTGCATTGTTAAAGGTTGTCGCCTCTTGCGTATTAAGATTAGAAGCTTCCGCAAAGATCGTTGAAAGGTCTGTGTCGGATAACCCGCCAGACCACATTTGCCAGTTTTGTCTCATTATCCCTCCCAAGATAAATTTACTCTGGCTTAGTCGGCCATGTTATATCATTGGGGAAACCTGATTGCCCTGTGATGTCACGAAGTGCTTGACGATAAGATGATTGCGCTGCGGTCATGGTGCGGTCAGAAACCGCCCACCAATCCGTCTCTGCCAACCTAAAATCCCTCTCACCACGAACCAACTCTTCTGGCGTAAAGGTATCTTCCTCCATTGCAGCAATGGCTGCACCGTGTGCTGTTACACAGTCAGAAGCCCAAGAGGGGAGGGAACTTATGTCTTCATTTTCGACATCTTTGTACTCAATATGACCCGTCGAGCCATCCCATTGCAGTGCATGTAAGTTACTGGGAATGGCTATTGCAGTAAGGTCTATCTCTGCGTGGACCCCATCAACCAAAACCAAGCTATCATCTGCTACCACTGTCAGCTTCACTGTTGGATCTCCTTCATGTTCGCTTGGCCTAATACTTCTAAATCATGAGAAGCGCCTACTATTTCATTTCTAAGGCTCTCTACAGCCGCCCCCGTCTGCCTTTGCATCTGGGAGTTTTCAATAGCAAGTATCGGTTGCCACGCTATAGCGCACCCCCACTCATCTACATCCTCTCCCGTGTTAGGGTTGCTGCCACGAAGCTGGATGAACCAAGCGCAGTCAAGCTGTCTGCACTGATTAAAGTCATTCAATGGACAGAGATCTTTACTCTCAATCTTCATGTTTAGTCCTTAGTAGCGATAATAAGGTCAACGTATTGAACACGCATATCTAATGTGTGGCTGTGCGAGGAACCTGAGAAACTGTGGTTATGCGCAGAACCTGAGAAACTGTGGTTGTGGGCACTGCCTGAAAAACTGTGGTTGTGGCTAGAACTACTACCAGTTGAAGATGTTCTTGGGTGGTTACTTTTTGAAATTCCGTTTTGGCTGTTTACGTTACCAAAAGAACTCACACTTGACACACCAAAAGATGCAGTTGAGTTTAATCCTGCGAAACCACCAATGTGATTGTGAGATGGCATATTGGCTGTACTGAGTGTACGATTTCCAACCGATCCACCCGCCGTAGTATTACCAATTGAACCGCCAGCAGTAGTATTACCGATTGAACCTCCCGCTGAGGTGGAGCTAGTCGTTCTGTTGGCGAAAATCGTAGTGAAGTTGCTGTTACCGCCACTGCTAACCGTTCCAGTCACTACACGCAGAGCCTTGTTGTTATGCGATGTACTTTTTGTCCAACCTGTAGGAGCAGACGTTTGCTGAAACAGCATCTTAGTACCAGATGGAAATTCTCCTTGTTGCCCCTTTTGGCCTTTTTGTCCTGTCGGGCCAGTACCACCTGTAGAGCCAGTGCTTCCTGTTTGGCCTTTTTGACCCTTCTGCCCCTGCGGCCCTGTCGGTCCAGTTCCACCTGTCGGACCTTGTGACCCTGTTGGTCCTGTAGGGCCTGTTGGACCGTCTGGACCAGTAGAACCAGTCTGTCCTTTTTGACCCTTCTGTCCTGTTGGCCCTGTACCGCCTGTAGGGCCTGTAGGGCCGTCTGGACCCGTGGAGCCCGTCGGGCCAGTTGGCCCTGTACCGCCAGTATTACCTACTTCACCCTTCTGGCCCTTTTGCCCTGTTGGGCCTGTGGGGCCTGTGGGGCCTGTTCCACCAGTATTGCCAACCTCGCCTTTCTGGCCCTTTTGACCAGTCGGACCCGTAGGCCCTGTGCCGCCTGTAGGCCCTGTGCCACCTGTCGCGCCTACCTCACCCTTTTGGCCCTTTTGTCCTTGAGGACCGTCTGGACCAGTAGGTCCGTTTGGTCCTGTTGGGCCAGTCGGTCCCGTGGGGCCAGTAGGCCCAGTCGGTCCCTGCAACGCTGCATTGGCAATCGTCTGCTTTTCCCAAGCGGAAGCACTTACATCGTAAACAGGAATAAGATCAGAAGAACCTGCATCTGTTCCCGTAGCAAAACCTGTAAGAGAAGATCCTACATTTGAGCTATCTGTTACGTCAGCATTGGTTTCTACGGTATCTAACTTTGTACCGTCAGTTGCGATATCACGCCCGTCAACCGTGCCCGTAACTGCCAAGTTACCCGTAACCGTGGCCCCAGAAGATGTTGCTGCAACCTTGGTAGACCCTGCATTCTGCAAGATGTTTAGGTCACTGGCTACCGCACTAATAAATACAACAGCATTCCCCGCAAGGCTGATTGCATTATCTGAGTTTGAACTCTCTTGCACAGTCCTTGTAAGGGTTGTGCCAGAAGCGGTATATGTACCAGTACCTATTTCAAAGTTAGAGGTCTCTTCGATGACGTACTGTACTACGTCACCGTTACTAACCCCAGCATCCGCGAAACTCTGAAACCCCGTAGACGCACTGCCAAGTGTGATTGTGCCAGTACCCGTGGTACTGGTTGTCATCTTGGCTCTGTTAAAGAGCTTCGCCATGATACTGCCTTATGTTAGTTGGATGACACCGTTGCTTGGGCTGAAGTCTAAGGTAAAGGTATCACCGTTGTTCAACGTCAATGAAGTGCCATAATCATAGTACCCAATGATTGGGTCTGCTGGAGAAGAAACCGTATCATCAAAGATATAGATGTAACGGAAGGGACCAACAGTGCCAGAGGCAGTGAGCGTAAGATCTGCAACAACCAGCTTATATACACCACCAGACTGTGATGATGAACTTGTAGTAAGGTTGCGAGAAGAGCAATTGCTGTAGCTAATCTGTGTAAGATTGCCAACAATACCGTTACCATCTGCGGTTGGGTTGCTTGACTCACTTCCCGGCGCAGTGTTTGTTAAGGCTACCGCAAGCTGGTCGCTTGCTAGATCCATATTGTGGACTGCGTTTACCACAAAATCGTTTACTTTGTTAAAGCTCGCCATTTAGATAACTCCTATCATGCTATGCGAATTATAGCAGATGTGGCATCCGCTACGGGGAATTGTATTTCAAAGGTACTATCACTAGCAACCCTGTCGCTTCCAAAGTCTAACACAGCAACAGCTTTATTGGAAGCACTCGCGTTATAGATCAGTGCCCCCCTTGCTGTAAAGCTTGCGTCAGTCCATGAAATATTATCAAAGTCCACAATAGCAGTTGTGCCAGAGGTCTTTGGAAATGTAGATGTCACTGTCAACGGCTTGCCCCCCGCAGTGTATGCCGTTCCAGTTGTATTAGTTATTTCGTTTGTTGTACTATACACAGTTGTATCCGCGCCCAAAGATGCTGCGCTAGAATACAAAGCTATCCTGAACGTATGTGCATCAAAGTCATGCTCTGCCTTTAAAAGCTGAAGCTTAAAAGACGTACATGTTGTTTGAATTATTGCCATACCTTATCTCCTACGCGGCAGGTTGCCTGTATGTATCAGTTCTCAACTTAGCGCCCAAAGAAGCCATATTGATAAGGGCTGATGAATATCTCTCATTATACAACTGAACCATATCGCCTTCGCCCTTCATAAACGTATACGCCTCTATAAGAGATCCGTAAAGCAATGTCGCTTCCGCATTGTCGCCAAGCCAAGATGTGCCAGAAGTAACAATAGAAGGTGGATCATAATAGTAATGCAACTCCAAGTCGTATGCTGCATCAGGCGTAGGGCCAAGCAAAAAGTTGCCATTACCTGTAGCGGTATCCCCATCAAATATTGCGTAATACTGTGGCAATCCCTGCACCGTGGTATCAGGGTAGGCCTCTCGTACAAAGTTTACCTCTTTGTCTAAAAGATAGGTGTACGTTGTGCCATTGATAATAGCTAAAGAGAACGTGGCTAGAAAGTCATCAGGCCTCGCAACATACTTATTGCCAGCGTTTACATTGCCTGTGACGTTCCTGCGTAGCTCTGGAATAGTGATATCCCTAAAGATCCGCTCTTCAGCCTGACGCACAAAGTTAGGAATATTGGTCACAAAGGTACTCTCTGTGTTCTCCGTATAGTCTTTGATCGCTTGCGTCAGTTCTGAATAGTTCATTTGAACTTATTCCTCTTGGTACAGGTTATCGAATATTTTGTTGACATCCATAGTATAGTCTAAATCAGATTTTGAATAGTGTATATGTTGAGATGGCTTGAAGTCTGGGGCACCCGTGCCAGTCTCAAACCACGCAGGGTGAGTAACCCTTACACGATTGTTAGGCAGCGCCACCACATTCCCAGTCCATTCTCCAGCATCTAGAAGCTGCATAACATGACTTTGCTTGTGCTGCGCTGGGTCATCCGCTATCTCACCTTCAGAGTAATCAACAGTGAACATATACTTGGCAGGGTACATGTTCCCATCTATCTTTGCTAACCAAGGACATGGCGTTGCTCTATCTAAGACGTACACAGCGTGATTGTAGGACGAACAGTCCCAAGGCTGGGCATCATGCACAGCCATAGGAGAAGGCCACTCAGTGAGCGGCTCATCGGCTACAAGAGCGGTTATAGGCATTCTCGCCCACATTGCCCCACCGTGTACATTCTCATCCCCTTCTTCATCTGCCTCACATCCTGTAAAGATAACTTGAAAGCTCAAGCACCTATTTGGCATTGTTGTTACCGCTATTGCCATCGCATGTAAGAACTCGCCGTGGTATTGTTCATGATTGTGAGTATACTCACGGCGAACCCAACACTTGAAGTGCGGTATGTTACTCTGCAAATACGCCAATTAATCCCCCCCCAAATTAAATCTATCCGTTTTTGCGGAACCTCTGCGGCCTAGCTGCACCACTACCTCTTGCCATTGTGCCGCCAGACATTTTTTTAGTTACACCACCCTTAGCATAACCTTTTTTCTTCATAGCCCCGCCTTTTGCGTAGCCCTTTTTCTTCATAGCGCCACCCATCATCTTCTTGGCAACGCCACCCTTTTTCATTTTTCCCACACCATCAGCCGCAAATGCTGGGACACTCTTCCCATTCTTTTTGACCATAGGCATCTTTCCACCTGATTTCATTGCCACAGGCTTTTTCTTTTTCATTGCGCCGCCAGCCATCTTCTTGGTTACGCCGCCTTTCTTGTAACCCTTCTTCTTCATCATCGCTTTAACTCCTAAATTATGTTGATAGTAACAGTGCCAACTTCAGCCTGCATAAACTGAAGATCGTTCCAAACAGGATTAAACCCAAACAGACCCCGACTCTCTTCTAAGGATGTGTCTGGCCTTGGATTCCTCAAAGACTGAGGGTCATTTATTTTAACTCTGCCCAAGAAGTTTTGTGGTTGATCTGGGTCAACAACATCACGCCCAACCAGAAATCCAGTCTTTACGCCATTGCTAAACTCAGGAACAAGATCGGCCAAAGGATATCTAAACCCTGTTCTATCGCAGTAACCAAAAGCATATTTGCCTCTAGCGTAACTCATCAGGCACCCATCATAAATGTGTTGAACGGAACGAACTTAATTGATGCTGTTTCTTCATCCTCACCAGCAGCAAGTTGGAACTGAAACTCATACTCTTGCTTTAGATTAGCTGCCATCTGAGGATTCTTTTTCATCGCAATGTAATATGCCATACCCGCAACCAAGCAGGGCACAAATCGGGGCGGTACAGAAGATATCGCTGACCCGACTCCAGATGACAGACCATCAATACCCTTCAACCTAAAATATGATATTGTATAGGCTGTAGTATTATCTGGGACAGGCCACAGGGTTACTTTTGTTTCTGTCGGGAGCCTTTGGACGTAGATCTGGGTCGGCCTACCTTGCGTGTTTTTGTTTGTTTGCTGCGCGTAGGTTGCGACACTGACCCTTTCGAGCGCCGTGTCGATTTGGTTTGTGCCCGTTCCAGTACGAATTTGATGTTCGATGATGTCGATTGTGTCCGTAGGAAGGGTATACGTTGCCGTACCCGCTGTAACAGCGAGCGTACCCGCTTCGATAGTGAAGAGATTAAGGCCACGGTTCTGCCACTCCAATGTTAAAAGGTTCAGACTTCTTCGTGCAGTTTTAAGATCGTATCCAGTACGCATCTCAAGACCAGCCCTTTCAAAGGCTTCCTCAAAGATCTCTGGCATGTCTGGGGTTACTACAGCCATTATGTCACTACGCTCCTAAACCGTTTGGTTTTTTCTGCAATTTTTTTGGGCTGCTTGGCAACCTGCTTGCCCTTCTTGGTGGCCTCGCGTTTCTTCTTCGTAGTAGCGGCGTACTCCGCAGAGGTCAAAGACTTGATAGCCTTCTCAGGAAGATATCGCTCGCCTGTAGCCTTGCTCCCTTGAGTCGATGGCTTGCCAGACTTTGTTCGCCACTTCTGCTTTGTCCAAGACTTCAAGCTCTTCTGTGACTTCTTGAGCGCCATTAACCTCTATAGCCCCCACCCTTAGCTTTATATTGCTTGGCAAGCATTTGAGCTTTTCTTGCTGACCACTGACCCGGCTTACCACCTTTGCCGCCAGCTTTAATCTTGTTAAACAAGTTCTTCCGCATAGTTGGCTTTGTATAGTTTCCAGCCTCATTGACACGGCTTTTTGTTTTGCCGCCCTTACCCATGCGAATAATCTCAAGATCTTTAGAATCGTCACCCGTGGAAACTCTGTTCCCTACAAGTTGACTGCCCATCTGAGAACGCGAGATAGCCATTACCACTTCACCTTATCAGCCCAGTATGCAGCACTCATCTTGCCCTTTTTGATATTCTTACCATGACGGGCCTTAAAGCTTGCACGTTTCTTTTTCATTTTGTCGCCTTCGCCAGCTTTTGGTTTCCCCGCTGTCTTAGCGCCCTGCTCTCCAAACCTAATTGTCTTAACCTTCTCTCCCTCTTTAGCCACAACAACATGCGACTTCTTTGGGTGACTTGGTGTGCGCTTAGGCTTGTTAAATCCAGAAACCCCCGCCCTTGCTAGGCGAGGATCTTTTTTTGATTTAGCTTTTTTCTCAGCCACAATATTACTCCAGTAATAGAGTTATCACCGATCCTGTGCCAGATAATGCAGAAACATACGCACCATTGTCGGCAAGGATTCCATCGTTAGGAAGAAACACATCGTTCCATCCCGCTGGAAGAGTTAAGTCCAGCAGAGTGGCTCCTGATGCGGAACCATTCTTAATGGTAAAGGCTGTGATGTTAGTGGCATACACCAAGATGCCCTGTATGCGACTTCGTGCGGGGCCAACAACCCCTGCACTAAATCCTGATGTTGAGACATTAAATGCCCGTACTTCTTGACCAGCCATCTAGGCCTCCTTACGGCTGAACAGCCGTATTAAACGCTTGAGCATACATCACTGTTATAACAACTGATCCCGCATTTGTACCTGCACTTGAGGTAGCAGTTAATTTCAAATCAGATGTACCAGTGTTTTTCCATGTAAGTGTACCACCGCCAGAAGCGCCTAACGCTTTAATACCTACAGTAGTTCCAGAAGCAACAGCATTAACTAGAGTCGCTGCACCGCCTACGGTATCACCAACACTAATATTTGTCGTAGTATTAGCAGCCACTTCTAAATCAATGATGATGTCTACGATTTTTGAGTTGGCAGGGATTACTACATTTGTAGCCTCTGCTGCGACAGCGCCGCCAGAAATATCCATTACATGTTGTTGAGTCATTACAACATAACCTACGTTTGCTATGTCTGACCCAACAGTAGTGCCCGTTGTGTTGCGGATGTTGCCAGCCCGTATAGGACCAGAAAAAGTAGTAGTACCCATGTCGATCTCCTGTCTGGGTTAGTCAGACACACCATGTGCCTGTCAGGGATGCGAAGATATTAACATAGAAACAAAAAAAATAAAGGGGCAACTTTCGCCACCCCTTTACCGATAAAAGTTCTATTGAACTATTATGCTCCGCGAGAACCGTAGATTCCCAATGGATCTGATACACCAAAGCTGTAACGCTCACGCGCTTTGTAGCGCACGTTACCAGTGTCAAAGTCACCATCCATGCCTGTTTGCATAGCGGTACGGACAAAATGCTTCATGCCGTTAGGCACATCAGTTGTGATGAAGAAGGCATCATTGTCTGTCAAATAGTGGTTCACCGCATAACCCTCTGGGATAGACCCGTTTGAGTTAAGTGCGTTGATATCATTATCTGCTGTACCAACACGCAGAGTTGTTTCCAACAAGCGAGTTGCAACAAACATCAATGCTGGTGGAATGATCAACTTGCGAGGGCGAGCAGCAATCAACAAACCACGTTCATCAGTGTACGCGGCGATATCAATAACAGCTTGCTCAAGTGAAGTTTCATTCAAGTCAGCATCAGTTGCAGGGCGGTTAGCGTTAGTGGTGCCCTCAACGGTTGGGTGCGCTGTGCTAAACAAAGTAACGCCATCACCTGAATTAAAGGTGGTGAAGCCTGTGTTCAACAAAGAAGCAGCCTTTGTTTGCTTTGTGTATGCCATACCGCGAGCAAGAGCTTTGGTATAACGAGCAGAAAGCGAATCATACAGATTGTCTTCCATAGCCTCTTCTGTAATAGAAAAGCCCATTGCGACTGTCTCATGATTGTAACGCGCAGTGAATGATTCCTGTGCGTTGTCATAAGAAATTGAAGCACCTTCTGCTTTCACAGGGGCGGCTCCAAAACCTGATAATTTAACTTCCTCTTCAAAGCTACGCTCTGAAGTTTCAGTTTCATAGATCTCAGCATGTTCGTCTTCGTACTTGCCGTACTCCAAACCAAACAATGCATTCAGACCCGGTAATAGCTCTTTAAGGAGCTGGGCGCGTGAAATAGCCATGATTTAACCTCCTTATAAGCCTACGTTATTGGTCATCTGGTGAGCGCCCGGATTGAACTTTACAAGTACATCTGGGAACGCATCAGCAGCATCTGACACATGTGAAACAATACGAAACGCCGCTGCGGCAGTCTTCACCGTAGCGTCCAATGCAGATGTAGAGTTACCTGTCGTGGTATTACCAGTTGAGGTAGACTGCGCTGTTGCAAAGAATGTGTTTGTACCGATGATTGTTTGTGCTCCTGTACCATCAAGCTGGGCTTGGAATAGTACGTTTGGATCGTCAACAACATATGCCTTAATAGCATCACCGTTGGAAGTTCCAGTTGGGTAATGCTGCGCTTGGACCGTTTGGCCTGAAGAATTTACATACTCACAACCAACGAAAACGCCAATAGCGCCAACGCCTGTTGTTCCTGAGATGCTGTTAGATGTCAGGTCTGCACCTGAACCAGTTGCGAGTGCGATGTAACCATCAGCCCCAATGATAACAACTTGCCCGTAAAACAGGTTTGTTGCTTCTCCAGCGGGGTCAATGAGATACTGATTAGTCGCACCAGCATACGGCATTCCGTCTGCGCGACGCACAGGTTTTAAGCCGTAGGGAGCTGCTGTAGTAGCCATTTTCTCATACTCCTAGAGTTTAAGTTACGACAAGCTCCCCAAAGGGGTTACTTGCCAAATGAAGATCGTGTACTCCGCTCTGGATTTAGAACGGGCATACGAGGGTCTGATTGTTTTAGATACGAGTTATCAACAGCATCCATTTGGCTTTGAGCCGCCTGTAGCTGTGCTTCAACCCTAGCCTCGACCTGTTCAGTAGCAAGTTGACATAACAGTAAACCCCCTACCTCAATACCGTCTTGGAATCTTGAATCTATATCAGACACAATGTGAAGGTCTGGATGATCCTCCTTACGAACTGGCGTCCATCCCTCACGAAATCTGGAAGAGACGTTAGTGTTATCCGTGTTTCCCAATGTAGATGTGCGGATCCAACGGAAGGTAATACCATCGCGTGGCTCTGGGGAAGGTAACATTGTCGGTCTAGTCCATGACGCTTTACGTTTGACCGCATCACGGGTCTCTGTTGTGCGTGGAGATCTGTTCGTCATTTAGATTGATCCTTCATTAATTGCGCCGCATATTGCTCATTTGAGAGTCCAAGCCGCTTGGCGAGAGAGGCTTGCGTTGAGGTAAGTCGCACTGTGCGTGATTTTTTCGTCGTTCTCGACGGTGCAGCAACCACGGGGCCACCTTGACGTTGGGGTGCTTGTACCTCTACTTGCCCATCGTCAAACTTATCTGGAAAGACCTGTCTCATGGCCTTGTCAATTTCTGTATAATACTGATCTGTATTTGGATCAATCCCTGATTGTACAAGCTTTTGATGCACACCATATGCATAGCCTGTCATTTCAGGAGTTTCAGGATTCTCAAACCAAGTATTTTTCTTACCCCACTCTAAAGCGCGTGGATCAACTTGCGGCTTAGCGGGTGCCTGTTGTTGATATTGAGGCTGAGGCTGAGGCGCAGGTCTCTTCTGAGGTTTGTAGTTGGCTATCTTGTCTGCTTCTATTCTCAGAGAAGTGACCTTATCATTAGCCTCAAGGATTAAATCAGAATCCCCAGCGTCAATAGCCTCTTTATATGCTAACTTTGCGCGATCTAACTCAGCTTGAACACGACCTTTGGCTTGAGTAACAAGAGTTTCCTCTCCCTGTTCAAGAGTTTTTCTAAGACGCTCATTCTCAGCCTTAATAGACTCAGCATACTTTAGAGCTTCTTCGCGAAGTCTAATAGCTTCCTCTTTATTTCTACGCTGCTCATTGGCCTCATAAGTCATTTTCTTGAAACGCTTTTGAACACCCTCAGAATACTTATCTAACTCATCATCGTTAAAAGTTTCAGGAGCAGCATCTTCAGATTTACGGGGCCTACCACGATCCTCTTCTGGGGTATCGTCTACAATTTCAATTTCAAACTTATCATCAGACACAACATCTTGTGTATCAGGTGATTCGTTTCCAACATCTTCCATCATTTCAGGTTCTGAAGCTAAGTTACTCATGCCCGTGTATACCCCCTTGGATCGTCAACAACGGCCTCAACAGTGTCATCATTCACTAATCGAAACTCTTTGCCATGTATTTTGAATCTGGTTCCTGAGTAGGATCTAAAGATTACAAAGTCACCCTCTTTGCAGTAGGCTCCATTTGGGAATCTTTCCTTATCAGAATATGCATCTGGCCCAGTCTTTATAACAAAACCAATAATAGATGCTGTTTCTTCTGCTTGTCTGAGGCCATCTGGCATATAGACGCCACCCTCAGTCTTCTCATTAACCTCAACAGTGCTAATAAGAACCTTGTAGCCTTTAGGTTCAGGTAACTGAGTCGCTACTTTTTCCTCAGTTATTTTAGTGTCTGCATACATTTTATATACCTTGCAGTGATTAGGTTCACAGAAACCGTGCGCGGATTACCCCACGAAGCCCCCATATGTAGAAATAGTTCAATTGAACTTATTGTTCAATAAATCTTTTGTCCATTTCCTGTAAATCAGCTTCAAGTAACTTTAAAGCCTCATATCTCCCAACAAGTCTGTTGTAGTCTTCCATAGTTTGCGCTTGGCCCCCAGCCAAGAACTGTTCTATTTCAACTTTATAATCGGAGATACTACGCTGCATGAGCGCAATAACTGTATCATCCATCTCCCTTACCTAGCTCCTTTGCTAATTCAACACCAAGTTTCGCCCCAGCTTGCTGGTCTGCTCGCTGAGAGTTATCAAGATCGGTAGCCAGCTTAACCCCTAGCTTGGCACCCTCTCTTTGATTAGTGGCTTTTATCTTTTCAGCTTCAAGCTGAAGTTTAGCCGTGTCTAGTTGCATCTTATGCTGAAGCTCTTGAGCTTTTAACTGAAGCTCTTGCTGCTGCATCTGAACCACAGGATCTTGCTGTTGGGCTTGAGCTTGCTCTTGGGCGGCTTCCGCTTGATCCTTCTTCAGAAGTTTCTCTGCTGCATCCTTAGCCAACCTAGAGATCTCAACCTCTACATCTTCAGGAAGGTTCTGGTCTTCACTTGGCAATTCAACACCAAGCATTTTCTCCATTTCCCTACGATACTGGAACGCAACATGCTCTGTAATATGAGCCGCCATTGATTGCTGTATCACTTGAGCAAATGGAGACTGTCCTATCATCTGAGCCAGCTTAGGATCTTGGGCAGCAGACATATGAACAGCTAAGTGAGCTTCATGATCCTGATATTTAAATGCCTTAACTGGCTCTTGCTTCAAGATCATCATGTTCTCAGTTACGGGGTCAGCAGGCTTGATATCATCAGGAAGCTTAATAAGATCATCAGCATCTTGAATACCAAGAACCTCAAGCATCTGTCTGTGCAACTTGCCCATGTCATACAACTGAGGAGCTTGCTGAGCTAGCTGCAATGCAGCTTGATACTGCATGATCCTTTGAGACATCGTGGCAGCATTAGGATCTGAGACTGGTATGACATCTATGCGCTTATCAAAGTCATCTGTCCTACTGAAGTCTCCATCAACTTCATAGGCATACTCTTCTGGCATATAGTCATGAACAATCTTAGCAAGAAGTCGTAACTCTTTTTTCATAGCTGCATGAAGGCGAGCCTGTACACCAGACATTACCTTCATTGAACGCTCCATGAGGGCAAGAGTTGTGCCCACGGGTGCCTGTGCGTTAGTATCTCCTACTTGGATGTCTGCGACTGAGCCAATGCGGCGTCCCTCTTCGACAATATTTCCAAGTAAAGAGTACAGTACGCTTGATGGCTCTTTGTAAGGGATAAACGTAATCGAGTCACGGATGGCACCGCCCGGTACGTCCACATCCCTAAATTCACCCGGCATAAGAGGAGTGTCATCCCCCTTAATACGAAGACCGCGAGCTTTAAGACCCGCTGGCAAATTCGACAGTGTGCCAGCATCCACCAACTGACGAAGGATGGATGTAGCCGACTTAGCAAGTCCACCAATAAGGTGTATAAGACCTGTTCCATAGAAGCCCAAGCCCGGCAGATAGCGGTAGTGAACGAAGTGTAAACGCTTCTTTTTCCTCTGATCATCCTCGTACCAGTTCTTTCTTATGGATAAAATTTCTCTTGATGACTTATCAATCGTCACAACATATGGACGAGCAATACCATCTGGGTCATCAAACTCATCTGGCATGTTAATCGTTACATGCATTTCAAGTATTGTGTGGCGGTCATCGTCTTCAATTACCGCGCTTTCCCCATCTAACTCATCGTATTTCTCTTGGATATCAGAGAAGTCTGGAGATGGCGCAGGTAACTCTACGTCACGATAGAAGCCAGCAACTTGAAGTTCTCTTATTTCGTTTTCGCTTTTCTTCATGACATGCGTGTATCGCGGGCATGTCATTAAGTCTGTTGCTCCATAAGATACAACAAACTCTTCAGATGGAACGAACACAGCGCAGGGCCTGTCCATTAAAGGGTCATAGTAAACTTTTTTAAACGCAGACCCAGCTAGAGGAAGCTTGAAAAGCATTTGCTCTAGTTCGTCACGATATTCTGTCATCTCTTCTGTAAGAAGATAGTTCATTTCGTTTTGAACACGATCAGCTTGATCTGCTTTCTCTGGGGTCATCTTCCCCATAATTTTTGATCTAACAGGACCACCAGCAGGGAAAAGCTCTCCCATTGCTTGAGCTTGGAACCTAACGACAGATTCTGTAAGCACAGGGTGGAATACACCAGACGCACCAGCCCAAGGCTGCTGTCTGTCTTCAATCTTCATGCCAAGTAGATCTAAACCTTTTACATAAGCCCTAGCCCAGTCAGAGCGTGACTCACGGTCAGACTCAAAATCACTAACAAGCTCAGATGCCATAGATTCAAGTTCTGACTCCTCTATGAACTCAGCCAAGTTTGAGTCATGATCTGGACCCATCAGATTTTCAGCAAGGCTACCTTCAAAGTCAATGATAACACCACCGTCATCTGTTTCCATGGAAATGGAATCTGGATTTACAATCTCAACAGTAAGCTCTTCTTCAGATGGATTCTCTTCAATCTCTACATCAGAAGGAACCATTGGTTTTTCTATAGCCATGAATCACCTTCAGCTTGTGTAAGTGGACATTATCAAAATATTATTGTGCGGTCTAGTGTCGAGGTGGGCAACTTGGGGGAAGCCACCACACCCCGACTAGGGCACTGGGAGATGCACCCATAATCATCCTTTAACTTAGACAGGCTGTTGAAACAAATATTATATTACTGTATTAAAAAATCATGGATAACATGTTGATTTGGAACATCGTATTAACTTTTGTGGTTCTACCCATAGGGTGGTGGGCCAATCAAATCGCATCTGAAGTAAAGCGCCTCAATATTCTTTTGAACATGACAAGAGAGAATTATATAAAGAGGGAAGATCATGCGGGGGAACTTGGGAGAGTTGTTGATCACCTCGTTAGGCTTGAAGGCAAGATAGACAAACTTGCAGAGAAATAGGGGGAGATAGGCATGAGATATGTTTATATGCGCCCTAACAGCGGTATTAGCTAGTCAAAGCCCGACTATAGGTCTGCACCAGACCTGTGAGTATAGGTGCCCTAGAAAAGTTTCGCAGTTTTATTACCAATACCCAGCCAAGGTAAGAGTTCCTTGGAAGCACTTCTGCCCACCATACATCGTTGTTGGTAGGGGGAGAAGGACATGATTGATCCATTTACAGCGCTTGCCGCTGTGAAATCTGCCGTATCCGCAGGCAAAGAATTGGTAAATGTCACCAAGCAGATTGGTGAGTTTTTTGACGGGGTGGATGATTTACGCGCTGCCCATGAAAGAAAGAAAAACAGCTTATTCTCTGGGTCGGATGAAAACGCGATGGAGACGTTTGTGAACTTACAAAGGGCCAAAGACGCGGAAGAGGAGCTTCGCCAGATCGTCATTGCAACCAGAGGTTTTAGCGCGTGGGGTGAACTGCAAGCCATACGGGTGCAAGCAAGAAAAGATCGCAAGGCAAAGCTTGAGGCTGAAAGAAAACGTAAAGCAAAGCGGATTGAACGTATTATCGTTTACGGTGGCTCCGCAATTATTGTTTCAATAATGATTGGCATAACGGTTGTAATAATCTTGGCAAAGCAAGGTAGACTATGAGTGACGGTCTAAGTGGTGTGGGGTCAGCCCCATTTAACATTCAGTCGGATATCCACCAACAGACTCAAAGTCGTGAGCGAATAGAAGCTCACCTTGCTGAGCAGAGGGTGGAGAAAGAACATAGGGCTAATCACAGTCACCTAGAGGCGTTAGCAAAACAAAGGTTTGACTTAGGAGAGGCTTATGATCGCTTTGGTCGCAAGACTAATGCAGATAGACCCCAAGGAACTAAGATAAACATAGAGATTTAGTTCAATAGAACTTTTAATAATACTCTACAGGACGCTGATACTTAGGCTCATCGTCCCAGTCATCTGACTCAGCCTTCACCCAACCGCCCTGCCTAAACCTCAATAGTGCCTGAGTAGTGGAATCCACATAGTCATCATGCTCTCCTGACGGGAAGGCAGCACACTCTTCGATAACTTCGTGTGCCCACTGGGTGGGTGGGTGCCATATAGATCCACTGGCAAACAGATCAGTTACAGCGTTTGCCCTAGCAATTTTATCCTGCCCGCGAGAAGGAGTGAACTCTGTAACTGGGATACCCATTGCCCTCAGTTCAAATATTAGTGGGGCACCAGATGCTTTCTTCTCCACAATCATTTGATCTGGCTCATACTCCATGTACTTATCATAGGCAGCACGTTTTAAATCTGGGAACTCAAGCTTTTCTTTGTAGGCATCCAGCATGATTAGATTGGGCTGACTGCGCCCCGTGTCATCAGGATGGTAAAATACCCCCCATGTGGTGCAAGCACTATAGTCAGATCTCTGTGTCTTGAGGAATGCGGTGTCCCAAGACTGCAATATGATCTCACAGGGGGGTGGGTTGGGTCTATCCCACTCTCTCCACCACTCACGCTTGATGAGCGCCCCTTCCTCAGACGTGGGATTTTGCTGATATTGAGCATTCCACTTTGTAGGTGGAAGTTCTGCCCTCAAAGCATCTAGTTCATCTAGTGACCAGAACTCAGGCCAGAGGGGTTTACCCGAAGGCATTATAGCTGGGAACTCAATCACCTCCCAGTCGTCCATACCTTTCTTATTTCCTGTAGATTTCATTATCTGCCCAGTGAGATCTCGCAGAGACCACCGCGTCATCACGACAATGATAGCTCCACCGGGCTGTAATCGCTGACGTGGGCCAGATGTGTACCATTCATACACACGATCATAGACTTCTGGATTGAATTGCCCCTGTTGGGCGTCCTGTTCTGAGTGAGGATCATCAATAATTAGGAGATCAGCACCTTTACCAGTAACTGCCCCACCAACACCAATGGCGAAGTAGTCACCGCGCTTGTTTGTGTTCCACCTTCCTGCCGCTTTAGAGTCAGATGACAGGGTTATACCGCTGAACACGTTCTGGAAGTCCTCAGATTGTATGAGGTTCCGCACCTTCCTACCAAATCCAACTGCCAACTCAGCAGTGTGGGCGGTTTGAATGACTTTCTTTTCAGGATACTTTCCTAGAAACCATGCTGGCAGCAAGTAAGAGGCGAACTCTGACTTGGTATGACGGGGTGGCATGTTGATAATCAGACGTTTTAACTCACCACTAGCCACACGTTCAAACGCACTCGCCATTTTCTGGTGATGCCGCCCACTAATAAAGCTAGGCCACATGAGATTCACAAAGGAAATGAAGTCTTCCTTAGCTTTCTTCTTGTTCTGCACATCCTCAAGAGCTTCAAGATCCTTGAGAAGGGCAGCTTTCTCATTGGGTGGTAGCTTTGATATCTGAGACAGAACTTGACTTAAATCTCGCAAGCCGTTCCCCCTATATATATCAGGTAAACAGTTATATACCTTTAACTGTTATATACCTTTAACAGATATATAACTTATCTATACCTGATATATAATAGTAGTAAATATATAATATGCTGTTTTATGAAAAAAGTTTAGAAAAGTTCAAGATTCTACTGGTTACCTCAAAACAATCCTTCACAACCTTCACAACCTTCATGATCTCCGTAAGTCAATCATAGGGTGGGGTCTGTGTTTCACCAGTGTTTGAGATTATTTGTGTGTAATACTATGTATGGTCAGAATAATCGGGCGCGCTCGCGGGGGGTGGTCGGGGGTGGGTGGGGGTAAAACTCCTTTTAATTCTGTGCGTGTGCGAGGCAAAAGTTCAATAGCACTTCTTTTTCACATGCCCAGCCGCTTGAGCCGTGCCTCGATATCCGCCTCGATCTCATCCGCGCTACGCTCCGCCTTGTCAGTGGTTTCCACACGATCAATCCATAGCCCGCAGTTCTTGCCAAGCAATTCCAAGGCCCGCACCCTTGCGCCATCCTGCACATCTTCGTTTAACGCAATCTCTTGAAGCTGTTTCAAAACCAGATCTGTTCGAGAGAGGCCCAACACGCGCTGCTCCGCTTCTTTTTCCAAAGCCATCTGCTCCAGCCTAGTTGAAACCTTGGGGTTCTCTGCTGCCAGTCTGTAAGCTTCCCTATGCACTGTAGCATCTGCCATGTTCTCCGCATCATACGCTGCTCTGTAGGCCTCTGAGAAGCTGCTGCCACTCATCACCGCCATGCAAAATGCTTCCTGCTTGTCCGTAAGCTGACTTGCTCCAGCGTTAGGAGATCGCTTGCGGGTTTTTTTTGGTTCACTGGCAGCTACTACCGTGAGCTTTGGCTTGCCTTTTGACGTGCTGCTTGTCGGTGTTTTTTTCATCTCATGCCCTTTTTTCTCAATGTTTTCAGTGGGTGGTAT